AAAAGTTTGATGTACCTATCAACTGGATTCCAAGTCCAAAAAATCTATACACAATTATTGATGCTATAGATAAAAAATTCATTCAAAAATAATTCCTTGCATACCCATACATAACTAGGCCTGTCCGCAAGGACGGGCCTCTTTTATATATTTATATACATGAGTCAAGCAAATATAAAAGAAATAATCAAGGCGGAGTATATTAAGTGTGCCACTGATCCTGTTCATTTCTTTAGAAAATATTGTTATATTACTCACCCTATTAAAGGTAGAGTATTATTCCATTTATATCCCTTTCAAGAGGATGTACTAAACGATTTTAGAAATAGTCGCTTTAGTATTATTAATAAATCAAGACAGTTAGGTATCTCTACTCTAGTTGCTGGTTACTCTTTATGGACAATGTTGTTTAACAAAGATAAAACTGTACTTTGTATTGCAACTAAGCAAGAAACCGCTAAAGGAATGGTTGAGAAGGTACAGTTTATGTACAATAACTTACCATCTTGGTTAAAAGGTAGTCAAAAACCAGTATCAGATAATAAATTATCGCTAAAATTAGCCAATAACTCTCAAATAGTTGCCACATCAGCTGCATCAGATGCAGGTAGATCGTACGCAGTTTCACTATTAGTAGTAGATGAGGCTGCCTTCATTGAAGGTATTGATAGAATTTATACAAGTATTAAACCTACAATTGCAACTGGTGGAGGAATTATAGCATTATCTTCTCCAAATGGTGTAGGTAACTGGTTTCATAAAATGTATGCTGAAGCCGAGATAGGAAAAAATGATTTTAAGGCAATTAAATTACCTTGGAATTTACATCCTGATAGAGATGAAGCTTGGGAACAGAGAGAAAGAGCAAACATGTCACCTCGTGAGTTCGCTCAAGAGTATGATTGTGACTTTTTAGGATCTGGTAATTCAGTAATTGAACCTGATTTATTATCTTTTTATGAAGAAACTTATATACAAGAGCCTGTGGAACGTCGTTTTATGGGTGGTGATTTTTGGATTTGGGCTTATCCTGATTACACTAAGCAGTATTTGGTATGCGCTGACGTTGCTCGCGGAGATGGTTCAGACTATTCAGCATTTCACGTTATTGACGCTACGACGTGTGAACAAGTGGCAGAATACAAATCCCAAGTTGACACTCGCACTTACGGTAATATGCTTGTGTCTGTTGCTACTGAGTATAATAATGCTTTACTCGTGGTTGAAAATGCTAACGTCGGTTGGGATGTCGTTAATACCATCATAGAGAAAGGATATCCTAAAATGTATTATTCGCCTCGTGCTTATGGTGAACTAACAATGGATAAGTGGCTAAGTAAAATGGAACAAGATCAAACAGTTCCTGGATTTACTACATCAACTAAAACAAGACCACTTGTTATTTCAAAAATGGAGTCGTATATTCGAGAAAAGGCATTTGTGTTTAGATCAAAACGTTTGTTAGAAGAATTACGTGTATTCATATGGCAACATGGTAAAGCACAAGCGCAAAATGGATATAATGATGATTTGGTAATGAGTTTAGGTATTGGTCTCTTTACAAGAGATACAGCAATGCGTTTTTATGATCAAGGAATGGATCTATCACGTGCTATGATATCTAATATAACTAGAACCACTTCAGGTTATTCAGGACCAGCTCTACCTAACGGCCAACAAAATCCATATATGATAAATGATGGTCGCGGTGGGTTCGAAGATATGACATGGGTATTAGGTTAATAAATATTTATTGGTATAATTAAAATAAAAGAATGGCAGATCAACAACCAGGTTTGTTTAGTAGGTTGACGAGATTATTTAGTACTGACGTTATCATCAGAAATGTTGGTGGTAATCAGTTAAAAGTAGTAGACGTTGATAAAATTCAGGCCTACGGTAACGTAAAAACAAACGCTTTAATAGATAGATTTACAAAGCTTCATCGCTACGGTGCTAATATGCCGTATAACCCAACGATGAACTACCAAACACTTCGTATTCAGTTGTATACTGATTATGAAGCAATGGATACAGAATCAATCATCGCTTCAGCATTAGATATCATCGCTGATGAATCTACATTAAAAAATGAAGCAGGTGAAGTATTACAAATTAGAAGTGCTGACGAAAATATTCAACGTATCCTTTACAATTTATTCTACGATGTATTAAATATCGAGTTTAACTTGTGGATGTGGATTAGAAATATGTGTAAATACGGTGACTGGTATTTGCATATGGAAATTGCTGAAAAATTTGGTGTATATAACGTAACACCGCTTTCAGTATACGACATTGTTCGTGAAGAAGGACAAGATCCTGAAAATCCATCTTATGTATGTTTCCGTATTGATCCAATGGTAATCGCTGCTGGCGGCATTGTATCACGTGTGAAAGATAGAGATGGTAAAATTAAATTTGAAAACTACGAAGTAGCTCATTTTAGATTGATAACTGATGCTAACTATTTACCTTATGGTAGATCGTATATTGAGCCTGCTCGTAAAACTTTCAAGCAGTATGTGCTGATGAAAGATGCAATGTTGTTGCATCGCATCACACGTGCCCCAGAAAAACGTGTATTCACTGTAAATGTTGGTAACATTCCTCCAAATGAGGTAGATGGTTACATGCAGAAGATCATGCAGAAGATGAAGAAAACACCTTACATTGATCAACAAACAGGTGAATACAATTTACGTTACAACATGATGAATATGATGGAAGACTTCTATCTTCCAACTCGTGGTAACGATACAGCAACTAAGATTGATACAATTAAAGGATTAGAATATAATGCTATTGAAGACGTAGTGTTCCTACGTGATGAGATGTTAGCTGCCCTTAAGGTACCTAAAGCATATTTTGGATTTGAAAAAGATTTACAAGGTAAAGCTACATTAGCTGCTGAAGATATCCGTTTCGCTCGCACAGTTGAACGTATCCAACGTATTGCCCTATCAGAATTGTACAAAATGGCATTAGTACATTTATATGTACAAGGATATGATGGTGAAACATTAACTAACTTTGAATTACAATTAACTACTCCATCTGTTGTTTACGAACAAGAAAAAGTAGCATTGTGGAAAGAAAAAGTTGACCTAGCTAAATCAATTCAAGATACTAACTTAATGCCTTCAGATTGGATTTACGATAATGTATTCCAATTCAGTGAAGATCAATATGATGAATATCGTGATTTAATAGTTGAAGATAAAAAACGTGCTTTCCGTTTAGCTCAAATCGAAAATGAAGGTAATGATCCAGCTAGAACTGGTAAATCATACGGTACACCACATGACTTAGCTTCATTATATGGTAAAGGCAGATCGGGAATGAATGTTGATGGCCCTGTACCTCCAGGATATGATGAAAATCGCCCTGTTGGTCGTCCTAAAGAAAGAACATCTATTGTTGGTACACAAAAAGATCCATTAGGTAAAGATAGATTAGGTAGTATTGAAAATAGTACACTATATACTGCTAATCAACCTGATGAAGGCAGCGGTACACCAAAAGCCATGTTTGAATATCAAAGAAATAAAAAACTATTTGAAAATTTTAACATAGCTCGCAAGGAAATCGTAATGGGACCTGATCAGGAACCATCGTTATTAGATGAAAGAAATATCAAGGATATACAATAAACACATATTTATAGGTAGTGCACACTATTCATTATGAAAATTAAACACAGTAAATTTAAAAATACAGGAATTTTATTTGAGCTATTGGTAAGACAAATAGCATCTGATACTGTATCTAATAAAGATTCTGCTGCTATCGGATTAGTTAAAAAATATTTTAGCAAATCTGAATTAGCAAAAGAATATAAACTATACCAAGCATTAATTCAGCCTAAATCATTATCTGAAGCTAAAGCCGAAACGTTTATTAACGCGACGCTTGAAGCTTCTTTGCGTTTAAACAAGACTGCTTTACGTAAGGAAAAATATAACCTTATTAAAGAAATACGCGAGCATTATGATTTAGAAGAATTTTTTAAAGCAAAAATCAGTAACTATAAGCAATATGCTGCTGCATTCAATTTAATTGAAGCACATAATTCACTTGACTTTACTGAACCACAGCAAATTATTGATAATAAAATTACATTACTTGAACACATTACTCGTAAAGAGGTAGATAAAGAAGGTGTTAAGGATCGTGTAATGGAAGAATTCAATAATATGGATAAAGGATCTCGTATACTTGCTTACCGCATGTTGTTAGAGAAATTTAATAGCAAATACGCTACTTTATCTGATCGTCAAAAATTAATATTAAAAGAATTTATTAATAATATTACTAATACAACTAAATTACGTGATTTTGTTAATAAAAATTTTGCAGTAATAACTGAAGAAATTAATACTTTAATTCCTACAGTAGCTGACAAAACTACTCAGATTAAATTAACTGAGGTAGTTACATTATTACAACCATTAGATAAAACTCAAAACGTAAAAGATGAAAACATCATTTCGTTATTGCAGTATTATCAATTAATTGAAGAATTAAAATCTGTTAAATAATGAATCGCTTACAAGAGTTAGCTGGATTAGAACCTTCTGATATGGAATTGGATAGGTATTTAACTGACTGGATTACTAAAAAAAGTAAAGAATACGTTGGTGGAACTACTAATGAAAAATCAGAAAAAGCAGCTAAGGAATTAATAAGCATTATTAGAGCAAAATACAATATTTTTAATTTAGGTGAATAATTTAAAAGAATATATTAAAACATTAGTACGTGAGTTGTTAGACGAAATGTCTGCTTCTGGTGATGCTGGTCCTTATTCTACTCCATTTGCGTTTGCTAAAAAAGGCCAAGGCCCGAATGCAGCAACTAAACAAGCTGAGAAATCAGGTTGGAAATTAGCAGGTGGTATGCCTAAAAACTCTAAAGTATTAGATTATAAAGAACTATGGAAAGGTAAAAAATCAGCCATGAACGAAACATTAGAAAAAATTATTAAAGAAGAATTACTTAACGAAGTAACATATAACAAATTTAAAAAAGATGTAAAATTCAGAACTAAATCTGAACAATTACATAAAGCTATTCGTGAAGTAAAAAAGAAATTACAAGAGATTGATCGTATTGTTGAATACACTTCTCGTATGAAACAAGAATTAAGTGAAGATGGAGGAATTAACTATTGGAAAGCAACACAAAAGAATGTTGCTACAATTTCAGAAATGGTAAATCAACTTAATAACAAAATCAAAAATCTTAACCAGTAATGGCAAAGGCAAAAGCAAAAGGTGGCTCAAAAGAAAGCCAAAAAGTTTCATTTGGAAAAAGGAAAAAAGGCGCAGCACAAAAATCTTATAACAAACACACTCCACGCCCTAAAGCGTACAGAGGACAAGGCAGATAAAATATGAAAAGTATAGCAAACCAATACCGCGATTTAAAAGAAGGCAAAATGTCACAAACTAACTTCATGCGTAATTTACGTATGCAGTTTCCTCAATATGTTACTAATGTAACATCATTCGGTGATGCCGTTAGAATTTTAAAAAGTAAAAGCATTTTAAATGAAAATGTGAATTTAAAACCTAATGATGAAAACGAAATTAAAGTAGACGGTGAAGAGGAAATCTTAGCATTACTTGATAAAATCGAGCAAGAAAAAGCTGGTGAAGAAGCAATAATGTCTCAGTATGATCCAATGGAAGAAGAAGAATTAACTGCTAAACAAATTGTAGACAAATACAATGAAATGTTTGGTAAAAATGCATCAACAACATTTAAAGATGTTGCTAAAGCATTAGGTGTTGATGAAGAAAGAGTAGCAATAGCTTTAGGATTAACATCAATGGGTTTTAAAGAAGATATTAACGAAGGTAAAGGTAAAGAATTACACCCAAATAAAATCCACCC